AGATTACAAGTCGCTCAAGATATACAAGACTTACGGAGTACTGGCGGGCGCAGTTGATATTAAAACGGAGCACATCAAGGCCTGCCGACCGAATCTGCAGCGAGAGCTATCAGCCCTACGGGGACGCAACGGCAGAGAACCGGTCATAGTAGCAATTGGGATTAACGCACTGAAGGCACTCGGAATAAAGGAGACAAAAATAACCAAGGTTATGGGGCACGTATTGACTATAACGCATCCGTCTCCAACTACGATGTCGGGTACGCGTACGTTGAATGTCATTCCTGTGTTTGAAATGACGACGGTGAACAAGCAGCCCGGATTTACCAACGTTGTAACAAGTGCAATATTGCACGCAGTAAAACTTACGTTGGGCGTAGTGACTGCCAGGGAAACGTCATTGGACGTTTTGACAGAACAGTACGAATTCCCACAAACACTGCCTGAAGTAGAATCTCTTGTAGACCGTATCATTGAGTACCACGACAAGGATTCTAACTTGGGGCCCAATACATGGGCCGTCGCGTTGGATACTGAAACTAATACCTTGTACGCTGGGTCGCACAAAAAGCCTAAAACGCTAATGGTGTCTGTTGCTTGGGATGATGGAAAAGCGGCAACTATTTTACTAGACCACGCAGAAACTCCATACGACCCACAAGAAGCGTGGAAACACATACGGCGGTTGACTAGTTGCCAAAAGCCAAAATGCTTTCATAACTGGAAATTTGACCGTAAGTTCTTAGAGAAAGTTAGTAACTGTCCGGTAAATCGCGTTGTGTGGGATACCCTACTGGGGGAGCACTTCATAGATGAGGACAAAAAGGGACTTTACGGTCTGAAGAAACTTACCGCTGTTTACGCCCCGAACTACACTGGGTATGACGATGAACTGCAAGAACTGTTACGCGCTAATGACGGTGATGACCCAAATCTTTTGGTGTTCACCACCAAGCAAATAGCAGAAACGACAGCAGCGCCCCCAGGAAGAGATCAACGATTATGGGATGAACTGCGTACGTGTATCGCATCACGTATCGCAGAAATGGCCAAAGAAAAAGAAAACCGTGATGCGGAACTGCTTAAACAGTTATCCGCGCAAACAGACAGCCTATACCGACTGCTCGACCTGAAGAAAACTGCTAAGAAGAAAGTGAAGAGTAAAGACAAGGACGGCGGGTTTGAAGATATTCCGCTCAGCACAATACAGCGTTACGCTGCTATTGACGCTGACGTCACACGCTTGATTATGAAAAAGCAGTTGCAGCGTGTCAACAACGCCAGCATCCAAGACGAGGGCATGTCGGTTATGCGCTATTTGTACCTACCTGGCAGTAAGGCACTTGGGGATATGGAGATGACGGGGTTCTGTGTAGACTACGAACACCTGAATCATCTGGATAAAGAGATAGGTACGCTCCTAGTACAGACTGAGACGGAGTTACGTAGAAAGTTTGATAACACTGCGAACTTTCGTTCCAACCAACAGCTAATGAAATTGATGAACGATATGCGATTCGGGGCTATCCCAGGTGCTGACCCAGGTTCCTCCAAAAAGGAAACGATGGAACGTTATGCGTCCTACTATAAAGACGGAGACCCACGCAAAGAGTTCGCGCAGCTCATGCTGGAGTACCGGGGTTACGACAAGGCTAAGAATACGTTTTTGCGCAATATCCGTAAGCTGTCGGTACGTGATGGGAAGATTCATTGTTCGTTCAACTTAAACGGAACAGCGACTGGCCGGATTTCCTCTAGCGGTCCAAATATGCAGAACATTCCCCACTACATGTGCCGTTTCAAACGTAAGAACGATGCGGGTGAAGTTGTTTCCAGTGTGCCTGGGTTCAATATCAAGAAGTTGTTCATACCCTCATCTTCAGACAAGTGTATCATAAACGTCGACATCAAAGGCGCTGAACTACGTGTGTATACGGCGTACAGCCACGATGAGAAAATGATTAAAGTCCTGAACGATGGTAGAGACGTTCACAGTTTCACCGCGTCGGAAATCTACAAAGTGGACTACGACTACTTGAACACTAATCGGTATCACGACAAGGATTTGAAAAAGAAACGCGACCGCGCCAAACGAGTAGTGTTCGGAACATTTTACGGCGCCGGCCCAAATAAGATAGCAGAGCAAATTGACGGAACACGAGAAGAAGCCAGAGAGATTATCAATCTACTTTTTCGAGAGTTCCCAGCGTTGCGAAAGTACATTGATGATACCCAGCGCACCATTCGTACACAGCAATTTGTAAAAACTCATTTTGGTCGGTACCGACGCTTTCGCTTGGCGATGGCAAGTAAAGAGCACTTTGCTGAAGCCTGCCGCGAAGCAGTGAACTTTTTAATCCAGAGCACAGCATCCGACTTGGTACTAAGTCAGCTGTGTGAAGTGTCTGACCATTTGCCCGAACTAGACGCTACTATGTTGGGAACTGTACACGACTCCATGACGTTTGAAGCGCCAAAGAGTTTAGTCAACATAGAAGAGCGTGTGGACGTTCGTCCCGATGGATCAGAGCACAAATACCTGGTAGAGACCAACGGCGATATACACAGGTTCATGGACAAATGGATCGTAGACCGCGTACGCGAGAAATTTTCATGGCTTCCTGTGCCTTTTCTGTACGATGTTGAAATTGGGCCGTCTTACGGAGAAACGAAGGAAGTGCAACGAGGTGTTAAATGAGTGTAGCAGAGTTTACGGTGTACCACACTATCAGTGGACAAACGATAGCCGGTCAGGAAACCGGCCGAGAAGATGGTATAATTACAGTGAGAGGCGCATCTTTTGCTGAGATACACCCATCACTCACACGTTTTAACTTTACGCCCATCCGGCTCGTAGACCCAGCAACGCTGTACGCTATGTACCAAACAGCGTTGCTGGGTGAGCAGCCCATGCCGGAAATAATGCGCCCGCAGTTTGAAGCGTATTTGGAACAGATGGGCGTGAAATCAGTCGACGTCGTATAGTTCCAAGTCTTGCCGGCATATTTTCATGGCAAGCCACGCAAACACTTGTGCGTGTAGGCAGTCATCTGGAGACCTTGCAGCATGTCTCCAGATTTTTCTTGTTACTCCGCCCGCCGCGGTTTGCGTGCTCTCTTCGTACTCGTTCAAAACGTCCTGAATGGGCACGGCCATCTGCCGAGCATTGGGGAATATCATTCCTTTGTTTTTCAATTGAAGCATGTAACTGTCAATCGCCGCGGTGCGGTCGATCAAGTAACGATCTTTTTTATTCCAGCGCAACAATTTACCGAACGACCCGTACTGCGCTTGGAACATTCTGTGGGCGCCAAGGACACGCAAAAGACTTGAATTTGCAACTGCACCTTCTCCTGCATCACCTACAACAGTGTCGCAGCGACATGCTTCGAATATTTTTGCTACTGCTTCAACGTCCGCTATGGGGTTGTTACCCGGAAATATTTTGAAGAAGAGTGTGCGGTACTTGCCATCGTGGGTAAACCCAAACACCCAAACAACAGTGCGCGAAAGTATCTCCGCCCCGCCGCCTGACCAGTCTACTCCACCGGAGACAAAGCGTATATTCTCCATAAGACCTGAAGGTATAGGTGGAAATTCAGGAACAACGTAGTCGTAGCACATCTCCAGTAGTTCTTGCTGTGATATGAATCGAGTGCCGATGGCGTCACTTTCTCCAAGAACCTCGTTCTTGAACTTGGTCTCAGAATAGGTTTCCATCTTATCAATGATTCTATCCCAGTAATTTTGATCCTCACTATTTTGTGGCAGCATGGGCTGGGAGATGTGAAACCCTTTCAGCCGCGCTTTTGGATTGAATTCGTACCACTTGCCTATACGGACATTCAGTGGCTTACCACAGTGAAGACAGATAACCCCGTGGGCACCGATAGATTTTACGGACGACACGAACTGCCACTTACCACACCCTTCGCACTTCATAATCCATTCAGCTTTTGTGCTGCGTTGCCAAAGAAACTCGATAGTATTTTCAACAGATTTAGGCGTTCCGCAATAGGTCAGGTACGCGTATGGAGAGGCCGCCATGCATTCTTTTACGACAGGGATAACTGACTCGTAGTGCACATCTTGTACTTCGTCTATCAAGTCGCGGTCAGCAGAGTTACCGCGTACACGGTCAGGATCGTCCATGGCGTAGGACAGAACAATCAACGACCCATTGGCTAAAACTTGCAAAAGAACATTGTTAGGAAGGCTGGTGTCGACGTAATTCTTACGTATCAACGGAGAGTAGTGAATGATTTTACCGAGCCGTGTGTTAGAAAACTTGCTGGTCTGCTCACGTGTTGGTGTGATGTACAGGGTCTTGAAGTGGGGGATGCAAATGGAATCGATGGTCATCAGGTTTGCACAGTAGGTGCTGTTGTGCGTGACTACGCCGGACGTTATAAAGTTGTGTGTTGATTCTACTTCCATGTCACAACACAGTTGTTCGCCCATATCTTCGGTAGATGCTATTTCGTCCCAGTATAAATCTGTGTCGAGATGTGAAGCTAACTTTGCTACTTCACGTTGGTCGCACCTAGGGTTACTTTTAAAGTAGTCTATGTAGCGTTGGAATTTTCCTGGGGTAAGCGGGTATTTTAGAGTTTTACGTAGACCGACAGCGTGTAGCGTATTGCCTTTGATACTCGGCCGAGGAATCAAGCTTTGAATATTTTCCTGTATCTCGATAGGATAGGTATCTCTATTATTGTTCTCATCCCAATCAGGGAGAGGCACGTCTTCAGATTTTCCTAGCGCTCCAATTTCTTCTAGAAACGTACGGACTCCAGGCTGCGTTTCAACACGAAGTACCCAAGCACGTTTATCAGTGCCTTCGTACACTTCTGGAACAAAGCTGCTTA